CGGTTCATGTTGTCACGGTCATAGATGTAGTATTTGTCTGACTGTTTGTCTACACCGATAACAGGGAAAACCTTGTCAGCGATGAAGTTTGTTTGGTCTTGTACATAAGCAATGGTCAGGTTTGTCAACGGCTGATCAATATGTACCGAATTTGGTGTTAGCAATGGCATTTTCTATATCCTTCCTATTGCTGATTACGCCGCAGCGTTGCCGCCTTGGATGAGTTCGATAGCGATGATTTGACCATCAACACCTGCCTCAGTTGCGTAACCCATAATAATATTAGTGGAAGCGGCGGTTACAGCGTCACCTGAAGCGTCTGTAGCAACAGCAGCACCTGCAGCGATTGTACCGCCAGCAGTTACCATTACTTTACCAGACATAACAACAGTCGCTGCTTCTGCAGCCGCTGGGTCGTTAATCAAAACACCGATGCAGTTCTCACCTGCAGCGTCAGCTAGGTCAACTTGACCATCTGATTCTAGTGTTACGAATTTGAATTGCGCCGACGATAGGTCTTCGCCAGCAATGAATGTCCGTGTGTCACGGGATTGCATTACAGCCATAATTATTCCCCTTTATAGCTTTTGTTAATAAGAGCTTTACCTTCGTCGGTTTTAGCTACGGCAGCGTATGCTTTTGCGTAGTCACTCTTCTTCATTTTGTTGTCGTCCATGTAAGACTTAACAAGGGTCTCTAGTTTATCAGTAGCAGTAGCAAACTCGCCATCTGCGTCTGATTTACCAACTTCTTCCATAGTCTCAGCAAAAGTTGCGTCTGCAGCTTTCAGTGATTCCATGACAGATTCTACTTCACCAAACTCTGCGACTAGAGATTTAGCAACGTCTGTTGCAAAGTGTGGTAGTGCTTCTGTTGCACGTTTTGTTAGTTCAGCATCAGCTTTTGCAAACTCTGCTTCTTCTAAGGCTTTTAGAATTACAGCAGGTACATCAGCTTTGTTGATTTGCTCACCTTCATACTCAATGTATTCTGGTTCAACTTTCTTTTCGATTGTGTCAGCTTTGATTACAAAGCCATTGTCGATAAGAGCTTTACGAAGGTCTTCGTTCTGAATTTTAAGAGCATCATTCTCAGCTTTGACAATATCAAGCTCGTCAATCTCTGCTGCTTCAGATTTCTTCATGTCCATTTCATAAGCCTTCATAGCATCTTCTTCCGACATACCCTTATCCATGTATGGCTTTAGTTTTGCTTTTAGGTCATCTGACATTTTGTCTACTTCTTGTTCCATGTTATCTCCATTGGAATCATCACGCTTGAACAAGGAGACCATTGCCTGTGCATTGGCAGGACGATCCACAAGGGACAATTCATCCAGTTCAAGCTGTTTCAATAAATTAGGCACTATAGTCCTCCTTGATTGCACGACCCCCAATAGAGAAGGCCGCTAATTCACCAGATTTGACCTTGGCCCAAACGTCATCGTTATATACTTTAAACGCTACGATCCAACCTTCACGGTCACTCTGTATGCCAAGGGACTCACCAATCTCTTTAGTGACTGGCATAGAATGGATTACTGCTCCAATCTGATCCCCTTTATGCATTTCTTTACCTACACGCACATGTTCCATAAAGCCATTTACAGCTTTAACAAGTGTTTCAGGTTCTATCACATCACCTTGGCGGTCAACTACAGGTTCACCCTTTTCGGTTACTACTGATGCCCAGCCATAGACCATGCGTTGTTCTTCGTCAGCTTTGAGGATTTGACCCTCGACTGATTTTGTTAGTTCAGACACGCTAGTGCCTCCTTCCCACATACGACAAGACCAGTAACCTGCTGTCGTCTTGTCTTTCTTGGTATCACACGAATGACGACTACGGAAGTTAGCTCTTGCTTTAGGGTCATCCCTACGGATTTCCATGTTAGGATCACCAAAGGTAACTCGTTTTACCTTGTCGCCATCTTGCACGAACACTTCAAACTTTTTGTTGCCACCTTGAATACGGCGAGGCTTGTTTAAAGTTACTTTTTCGCCTTGGTATTCAGCCTTGGCAAATTCTTCTTTCATGATCTCTTGTACGATGACCCTGAGAGCCTCTAAGCGATCCACTGAGTGGCCTTCTTCCTCTTCTGGGTACTCTGCCCCTGCAAGCTCTGCATTGCGTTCTGCTAGGTCTTCATAATAGTCCAAATACTCGTCGTGATTAATAGCTGGCATATAGACCGCCTGACCATTATACTCATGTACGTGAATTGTACCACCTAATCCCATATCCATAGAACGACTACGGGCTTCCATCTCTGTCGTAAAGACATCATTAGCATATTGTGCCTTTAGCATCTTCTTCTTGCTGGAAGACGGATGAGATGAGGGAAGAAGGTCTTTATCATGGTTAGCAGACTTAGAGCCACTAACAATCCGTAGGAAACTATTAACACGAGCCATAGCCCATTGTTCAGGGGACTTAACATTAGGGCGTACAGAACTAGGGTTCGTCCGATAGGCTCCAACACCACGATCATATACTTGCTCCAACATCCGCATAGTTACTTTATGCTTGGACTTCTTGTTATGGGCTTCCATTTTATTCTTTAGGGCAGTCTTAGGCATTAACCAGTAACCTTTGCTAAGTAACCTTTAAATACACCAAATACGACAGTGTTGTTTGCATTTGCATCAGCAGTGATACGAACATCAGCATTCTTTGGTATGATAACAGCAGGGTCTAATTCTACGTTCCAAG